AGCCTTTCGGCTATCACTCTTCATTCAGGGGGTGGGAGGTTGAGCCCTGGGCCTATCCGCGCTTGCGAGCCATCGACCTGTTTATCTCTTGCGGGTTGTTAAAGAGCGGTACTGCAGTGCTTCTGTCCTGCTTCGCGCTTCGTTCAGCGCATGGGTGTAATGTGCCACAAGAAAAACTAGCATGCAAGAAAAACTAGCATATAAAGTTGTAACGGTTGAAAGTGGCTTTGGAAATGGCCGCTCAAAATGGTTTTGGCTGGGGTGTACGCTGCAGCTTTCCAGGAGCCGCTATGGACAAATCCACGATGCTGGCGCTGATGGTGACTGCGAAGAAGGGTGATCCGGGAGACTGGGAGTCAGTGCTTGCGGCATACGCGGACCGACTTGAGCGGATCGCGCCGAAGCTCACCGAAGAGGAGTTGTTCTCGATGCTTGCCGTAGGGGCCGCGACCTATCAGCGATGGTGCCAATACGCGGATTCGGAACGTGAAACAGCCGAAGCGCTGTTGCGCTTAGCGGGGAAGGGCCCGTTGCAATAAAAAAGCCACCCGAAGGTGGCTGATATCAAACGTAGTCGATGGGTCGATCGCCGAATCCGAATTGCGCTATCACTCTGCGCCACGGTGATAGCCGACTAGAGTCGACGTGCTTGCCGATAGCAGCATCTTGCTCGTCCTGGCAGACCTGGGCTAGACCGCGAAGTTGAGGCGGCTCTTCGGCAGAAATGATGTGATACTCGCGCCGTAGGGCCTTCACGTCCGGCTCGCCATTGCTGATGGCAACCTTTGCCATAAAGCTGGAAAACTGGGCCGCCAAAGATCCATGCTTGGCCGCCATGCCTGAGCAGTCGAGAACAATTGTGGCAATCGTGAAAAGGCCACTGATGACGGCAGCCGTGACAGTAAATGGGCTGACTTCAAATCCAATTGATGCCAGCGCGATTAAAGACACAGCTTTTGAGGATGCGTCAAACCCCCGGAAAAATCTTTCCCGTTTTCGGTGGTAGTTGATGCTAATGCGAGCGTCGTATTCGATGTCGTCGATCGAGTCTGTCATCCGCTATCGTCCGTTTGAGCCGCCTCCCGATCCACTTCCTCCACCGCCATCACGTCGGGGCTGAACTCTGGATATGGTCGTGTCGCGGTGGTTAATTTGCTCTTGAACCCGGCCGGGGATGTATGTAGGGCGTTGGTCTTGCCCAAGGCCGCGGTCCCGAGTTGGGATGCTGGTCGGCTTGTTGTTGCCGCTACCTGGCTTTGTCGCCATTATTGCTTCTCCTATGAAAAATTGCTATGCGAGTTCTTAAAGCGCCGATCAGCTTGTCTAGCGGCCCAGCCTGGCGCCGTTCCCACCACCCGCAGAACTGACGACGTCCTTCACCGTCTTGTCCTTGTTGAACAGCACAGTCAGATGTTGTTGGTTCTGATTCATGCCGAATGCTGCGGTGTAAAAATAGAACCACTGGGCAGTGAGAAGTCCATCTTGATTGAATGCTTGGCTCAAGGGCGATCCGAAGTCACGCACCATGTCGTTGTAGGTCGTCACACCAGGCTGGATCGCTTGCACCTTGGCTTGGTCGATCTTCGACCCTGAGCTGGCGCAGCCGGTAACAATGGCGGCGACAAACAGCAATGACATTCTCATCCAGTTACCTCATATATGTGAGCGCTGCTAGTCGCAGCGGAAGTTGCTAGAGCTTGAACCCAACCCAAAAGACCCTGCCTATGATCTCAATCTCGGGATCTTCGAAGTCCAGGTGTAGATCGGGGTTGCCCACGACGTTTTCCGACCTCGCAATAAAGCCTCCGTTGCCCTTGTGCAGACGCTTGACTTTGACCTCGTCGTGTTGACGGAAGGCATAGACTTTTCCGTTGACGATCGAGGTTGCTCCGCGATTCACAAGAACCGTGGCACCGTCAGGTATCAGCGGCTCCATGCTGTCGCCCTTTACTGAAACAGAAACGGTCTGCTCCGGCGTGGCGCCGGCCGTGCGAAGAAAGTCTGTCCGGAATGAAAGACGGCTCATTTCATCCTCAGACAAAACGATTTCACCATGACCAGCCGACAGCCGAACGTCTAGGCGTCGAACCGCTATGAACTCGTCGGAGTCCGGGTCGGTGATGGGGCCAACCGCGAGGTACTCAGGGGTCGTATTTAGGGCCTTGGCCACAGCCTCCAGCCTAGCGCGCTTGGGAGCGGTCTTTCCGTTCTCCCATTGCTGAACTGTCTGCCAAGAAACGGGCACGCGCTCGGCGAGCTGCTCCATGGAAAGCCCAAGCTTCTCCCTAAGGTCTTTGATTCGTTTGTGGATCGTCGGCATGCGCGCGAGATTACCCACAAGAAAGGCTTGTGTCATTGCAGGAATTTCTTGCATTGCTAGTTTTTCTTGTATAGAGTGAGAGCCATGGACAAGAACCCCCACATCGCTCAAGCAATCGCCAACGCCGGCGGCCCGGTGGCAACAGCCAGGAAGACTGGCGCCAACAACTACCAGACGGTCCAGCAATGGGAGCGGTCTGGGAACGTGCCAGCCGAATACGCACACGCGTTGGAATCAGCCTCCGGAATTTCCAAGCGACTTTTGTGCAAGCAGTGGGCGAAGGTTTGGCCCGAACTGGCTGGCGAAGAGGCGAGGGCGGCATGACAGATCAAGCCGCTCTCGACTTGGTTGCCGATCTGACCGACCTATTTGCGCGGTTTGAAGCGGCTCCCGAAAGCGCTCGACAGGAGCTGCTGGGCTTGTTTGATGCCTTCCTTGCGCAGCTCGCCCACAGTCGTGTCGAAACCGCACCCGGTGCATCTGGCGGTGTCGGTGGCCTCCAACTGAGGCTTGTCGGGATAGCTGAATTGCGTACCGCTGCACTCCGGGCACTTGATTTCCATCTGGGTTCCGCTCATGGCTAGTCCCTTTCGAATCGGATTGAGGTTGTGGAGTCTCGATCATATCCGGCTGGGACTGGCCGCCAATTCGTTGCGCCACAGCTCAATGCACCGTCGCCGATTCGCGGCCGTCGGTCGCCCACGCCATGCGGTCACGCTCGGCGCACAGCTCCTTAAAGATTTCCAGCACCGCCGTTTCGGTGGGGTCGATGAACGTCCGCTTGGCCACTGCGGCCGCGTTCTTCAAAAGTTGCTCGGTCTCGGTCATTTCGCTTCGTCGTGCTCTTCAGGGCGCTCGCTGTCCTGCTCCTTCAAGGGTTCGTTCTCTGCCCGCGGCGGGGACGGCTGAGAAAGGAGAGTGGCGTCGATGCGCGCGAAGAGGTGCGCTCGGGTCACTGGCTTGGATTCGTTGTTGTTTTCCATGTGAGCCATGGTAGGTCGGCTTCACCAAAACGGTAACGCTGAAATGTTGGATGGAATCAGTGATGACGTGTATCTACTCAGAATTGAACTGGCGGGACGTGCTCTACAACGATGTGCGGAAGACGGACGGCGGTCTCCAAGACGCTGCCCGCTTCTTGACAGATCGCCGCGGAGTGTCAATGCACCCAGAGGCATTGCGGAGAAAGTTGCGTGGGCTGCCCGGGGAATCTGTGGATGTCGATTTGGCGCTGATGCTGTCTGAATGGATGCAGTCCAAAGCTGATGTCGACTACTCCTATCGGTGGCTCCAGACGATCAACAGCCAAGAAGGAATTCACTGTGACATGGTGCCTGCGGCGCCAGTCGGCGGCTGGGCGTGCGAAATCGGTGCGTTGAAGGACAAATGCCTGAAGCTGGTGACAAAGCTCGGCAAGATTTCCGGTCTCACCAGTGATGCCGCTGAAGATGGGGCAATTACAGAGGAAGAGGCTGGCCCGCTCCTGGTACTGATCCGGGCGGCTCGCGTCATCCTGCACCGCATGGAGCGAAACATCCTGCGCGCCGTTGCGAAGGGGAGGGCGCAGTGATGGACAAACAAGTGTTCGTCCTGTCGCACCCGTTGGCACGGCGCAACGCTGCTTACGCTTGTTCCAACGCGCCAGAAGGCTACCGAGTGGAGATCAGGCCTCGCACTCGCACGCTGGCGCAGAACGACATGATGTGGTCGATCCTGAACGACATCAGCCGCCAAGTTGAATTCATCGTCAATGGCGCGCTCGTGAAGGTCGCGCCGGAAGAAGTCAAAGACATCCTGACCGCCGGCCTGCGCCGTGAAACGCGCATGGCCATGGGCATTGACGGCGGCATGGTCCTGCTCGGCCAACGCACCAGCAAGATGAACGTGCGTCAGATGATCGAACTGATTGAACTGGCCTACGCCTTTGGCAATGAGAAGGGCGTTGAGTGGTCCCGTACTAGCCTTGGGAGAGAGGCGTGATGCGCAGCTCCACCCTTCAGCGCAAGACGCCCATGAAGCGCGCCAAGGCTGTCCGCGGCGAGGGCCTGGGCCGCAAGGTCGAGATCGTCATGGGCTTCTACCGCCCGCCAGGTCACAAGCTGCCGACGTTGCTCCGCAGTGAGCAGCACCGCCGCAACGTGGCGGCATTGGACTGCGCATGCTGTGGGCGCCAAGGGCCGAGCCAAGCCGCACACGCGAACATCACCAAGGGCATGGCGCTGAAGGCATGCGACAGCCTCACCTTTCCGTTGTGCCCAGAATGCCACCGTGACCTTGACCAGGGCGGAAAGCTGCTCAGGGACGCACGGCGTCATCGCGAGTGGGTGTGGGTTGATTGGGCGCGCGCCGAACTGATGGCGCTGGGCAAATGGACTCCGGAAATCGAATTGCACTATCGCAAGGCCATCGAGCCGCTACGCGCTCTTGGCAATCCGGACGACGCAAAAGAAAAGGCCGCTGTGAAGAGCGGCCCGGGTACTGCACTGATGGAGAAATTTTAATGGCAAGAGCACGCAACATCAAGCCCGGATTCTTCACGAATGAAGATCTGGTTGAAGTGGACTTCGGCACGCGAATTTTGTTCGCTGGGCTGTGGACGCTGGCCGATCGCGAAGGGCGCCTTGAAGATCGTCCGAAGAAGATCAAGATCGGAGTTTTCCCGGCTGACAACGTTGATATCGAGGTGATGCTCCAGGAGCTACACCGTTATAACTTCATCAAGCGCTACGAGGCTAACGGTGAGAAGTACATCCAGATCGTTAGCTGGCACAAACACCAAAGCCCGCACCACACTGAGAAGGCGTCTGTTATTCCGGGTGAGGACGGTGCGTTAACCGTTAAAGAACGGAAGGTCGACGGAGATCCACGAAACGAAGACGGTGGAAATCCCCCTGATTCTCTGATTCCTGATTCACTGATTCCAAAAGACCCCCCTAACCCCCCTTCGCAGGGGGGTGACGAACCCGACGCGCCTTCGGCTGACAAACCCAAGCGTGAACGCAAGTCCGCTATCGCCCTGAAGACTTTTTTGGAAAAGTGCAAAGAGCGTGGAGAGAAGGCGATCAGCGAGCACAAGCCGCTGCTGACCTACGTTGAGGACACCGGACTGCCGATGGAGTTCGTCAACCTAGCGTGGATGGAGTTCAAGCGGCGGCACCTGCCCGAAGGCCCGGATGAGCGTCGGTTGCAGGCTGACTGGCGCAAGCACTTCGTGAACTGCGTGACGAAGGGCTGGTACAAGCTCTGGTACGCCAGCGCCGACGGCGGGTACATGCTGACGACGGTGGGCATTCAGGCCCAACGCCTGCACGACAAGCGGGAGGCAGCATGAGCGCCGAAGCCGTTCGTGTACCGCCGCATTCTGTCGAAGCAGAGCAGGGCGTCTTGGGCGGCCTGTTGCAGGACAACCGCGCCTGGGATCGCCTCGGTGACCTCCTGAACGCGGATGACTTCTACCGCCACGATCATCGGCTGATCTTCGAAGCCACGGTGCGCCTGCTGAACAGCAGCAAGCCGGCCGACGTCCTGACCGTTCACGACGCGCTGCAAGTCCAGGGGCGTGCTGAAGCGGCCGGCGGCTTGGCGTATCTGAACGCGATCGCCAGCAACGTGCCCAGCAGCGCCAACGTGCGCAGCTATGGCGAGATCGTCCGCGCCCATCGTGTCCGCCGCGACGTGCTGATGCTGGGCCACGATATTGCGGAACTGGCTGCCAACGAGGCGGGCGACTCCTCCATGCTGGTCGAGCAGGCCACCGGCCTTGCCATGGCGCTGGCGGACACGCGCCAGGCCGGGCGAGAGCCGGTCGAGGTGGGCTTCCTGCTGCGCGAGGTTATCGAGTCCCTTGAGGCCCGGGGAGAGTGTGCCGGCGGCATTTCTGGACTGGCCAGCGGCTTCACGGACCTGGACCAAAAAACCAGCGGCTTCCAGGATGGCGACCTAATCATCGTCGCCGGTCGCCCCTCCATGGGCAAGACCACGCTTGCGATCAACTTCGCGGAGAACGTCACCGAGGAAGAAGGTGTGGCGCTGGTGATCAGCCTTGAAATGGCAGCGGCGCAGCTGGTGGAGCGGACGATTGCACGATACGGGGCGATCGACACCCAGCGTCTGCGCACGGGACGCCTGGAGAACAACGACTGGCCGCGGCTGACGCATGCCATCCAGAAGCTGGAAAGCCAGCGCCTGATCATTGCGGACGATCCGGGCCTGGCCAATGTCGCGCGCGTCCGACTCGCCGCCCGCAAGGTCAAGCAGCGCCAGGGGCGCCTGGATCTCATCGTCATCGACTACCTGCAGCTTATGCAGGGAGAGGGAAACAGCCGGAACGAAGACCTGGGCGGCATCACGCGCGCCCTGAAGCTGATGGCGCGGGAACTCGGATGCCCGGTGATCCTGCTGTCCCAACTGTCCCGCAAGGTCGAAGAACGCCCAAATAAACGCCCGCTTATGAGTGACCTGCGCGAATCCGGCGCCATCGAGCAGGACGCCGACGTGATCCTGATGGTTTACCGGGACGAGTACTACAACGAAGACAGCCCATCCAAGGGCCTGGCCGAGATCCTGATCCGCAAGCAACGCATGGGCCCGCTGGGCGAAGTCTTCCTGACGTTCCAGGGCCAGCACTCGCGATTCCTGGACGCGGATGTTCACGCCGTGGCAGAAGCGCGAAATGCCGTGCAGTTCAAGCCCAAGCAGAAATACAGCCAGTTGAGGGACTGATATGACCAAGCAAAATACCAAGCCGACGATGACTGCGAATCGCAGAAGCAAAAAACGGGTTGTGCTTGCGGCCTTGGAGAGTCAGGACTTGCTGACGATTGCCGAGATATCGGCGGCTACGGGACTTACCAAGCCCAGCGTTCGAAACGCGCTGGTTCTCCTTATGGAAGATGAAGCGGTCCATCGCCGCCCGGAAGTGAGGCAATTCGCTACCTACGAATCGCACGTCTACGCGGTTGGCGCCGGTGAAGCCAAGGAAGAGCCGGAAATGCCCATCATCAACGAGCGGGACCGTAAGAAGGCGCTTGAGCACGTGGCATCCACGATTGTCTTGGTTCGTAGCGGCTACGTGCCTGGCAGGTTCGATCCGTTCCGTGTCCTTCGTGCACAGGTGGGCGCATGACCCAGGCGGCATTGATCATTGGAGCGGTAGTGATGGCAGCGGCCGGTTTCCTGGTGGCTCTAGGAGCGCTGGTGTTTGTATCTATTGCGACCGGCCTAATGGGGCGGAAGGTCTACGCCCGGTTGGGGCGCGTGTATGACCTGTACGTGGTCGAGTACTGGATCAAGGTTGCCACTGAGAACGGTCGCAAGATCCCGACGCGCAAAGATGTTGAGGCGTGCCTACGGCAACAGGAGGTGCAGGAATGAATCGCTCCTACGCACTAGGCCGTCTCAAGACCGGGCAACTCAACAAGACCGAGCAAGCCTACGCCGACTACCTGGGCCAGCTACAGGCTGTGGGCGGCATTCTCTGGCACAAGTTTGAGGGAATGAAGTTCCGCCTGGCTGACAACACGTTTTACACGCCCGATTTTGCAGTTATGGCCCCAGACGGCCAGATCCAGCTTCACGAGGTGAAGGGCTTCTGGCAAGACGACGCGCGCGCCAAGATCAAGATCGCGGCCGACATGTACCCGTTCAAGTTCATCGCCGTGAAGGCCCGTGCCAAGAAAGACGGCGGCGGCTGGCAAGTGGAGGAATTCTGATGGAAGACCTACGCAAATGGGAGTTCCGCGACCCGATGCAGGTGGTGATGAGCCGTCAGCAGGCAGCTCTGAAACGATCGTGCGAGGGCTGCGCGCATGCTAAGACCATCGAAACGCCCTTCATCGGCGACACGATTACGCGTTGCTTGAAAGGCAAGCCCTACGGGAAGAAGTGCGGTCGGTACGAGGTGGCCAATGGATAGCAGTTTGCCGCGGTGGGTAGAGGACGAGATTCACAACTGGGCACGCGCGCAATGGGAAGGGGAGTGGCCCGGCCCTGGCCGGCCGGTGCACGACGAGCCGGCGGTATGCGCATTCCCTCCGGAGCCAGGCCACGAGGACGACGATGAGCCGGTACGAATCCCGGTAAACCATGACCGAGCGCGCAAGGTGAACCGCCTCTATGAGGCGTTACCGCTGGCGGAACAGCGTGTGATCCAGGCGGAGTACACGCGGCGCAACGAATACGGCGACTTGCCCGCGCACCTTCGCCAAGACAAGGCGTGTCGCGTAATAGGGATCGCGCTGCCGTACTACAAGGTGGCGCTGGGCAGTTTCAAGCAGCAGGTGTGGAGGATGTTTCTGTAATGAAATACGCCAAGGAAGTAATAGATTTGATAGCCGCCTTCCCCGGCCGTCAGTTCCGTGCCAAAGAAATTATCAGCCACGTAATGATGTCCATGCACTTATCGACCGAATGCCGCGTGAGAGTCAGGAAAGGGGTGGATCGAGTCCTTGAGCAAATGGCCTCGGCGGGTGCGGTACACACAATACCGGCTACGAAAAGGGGGGAGATCGCCCGCTATTATTCCGGCAAAAAGTGTGA